TATGTAGGGAACCAGTCGAATATATCGCCAGGACCAACTTCTTTAGGAATGTTACCGTATGCTCGATCAATTGTATTTTTTTGCTTTGACATACTTTCCCTTTATTATTGGTGCGACTGGGCGGACTTGAACCGCCATGCCGTGAAGCGTCAGATTTTAAGTCTGATGAGTATACCAATTTCTCCACAGTCGCATTAAACTTATTTAATCTTTTTGTAGTACTCTTGATCTACTTTTCCGTGTTGAATTTCTAACAATGCTGTCATAACACCGTGATGGTGTTCCATATGAATACTACGTGAATTGCCTGCTTTAATTTCACGGGCACGTTGAGCAGCCATAATAATCAACTCAAACTTATTACCGCCGGACTCTTTAACGCATTTCTCCACGTCTAGGTGTTCATGACGACTGTGATATTTTGACATTTTGTTCCTTTAGTTAATTAAGTAGCTAGTATAATACAATTTTGTATTTGTGTCAATGGTTAATTAAATATTTTATTAATAGCAGGTTACTTAATAAATAGTTGTATCTAAGTAGTAAACCACCACAATGTCAACCAAAATAGAACATACCTCTGCCGGCGGAGTCCGCTTTGAACCAAATAAAAAATTAGGTTACTATGTTGTTAATAACGAAATTTATTACAACAAGAACCAGGCCATGCTCGTTGGGTCTAAACAACCGGGTGATGTAGGCGGACTTAATAACGATCCTGTTCGCTGGTTATTCAACGAAGATACTTTTATTCGATTTCCGTGGCACGAAGAACCTAATGTTCCATTAAATGAATTGTACCGCATACGTGCTCAACAGTTGCGCGACCAGTATGACTACATACGGTTAGAACTAAGCGGCGGCGCAGATAGTACCACTGTAGCGTATGCGTTTTTATTAAATGGCATACGATTAGATGAAGTTGTATTTCGATATCCTGAAAAAGGTTCTAAGGATGTATCAAATAATCCGTGGGATACCGAAAGTCGAAATCATTTGAGTGAATGGGAATTTGCAGCTAAGCCATTATTAAATTGGATCAAAACTAATTATCCAGAAGTTAAAGTTACTGTACACGATTTTACCGATAACATAGTCAATGAAAAAACCAATGATGAAAATTGGATTTACAAAACACGACACTATATACATCCTGGTCATGTGCATAAGCACACAATAGATAAAGAATTGGCTGACACCGGCAAGCGTATTGCTGTTGTTTTCGGCATTGACAAACCCAAGGTTTGTATCAAGGACAGTAAATTCTTTATGTATTTTGTTGATAGTCAAGCAAGCAATAATCACCCCGAGATTGGTGACTACACCAATATTACCAACGAATTCTTCTACTGGTCACCCGATGCTTGCGAGTTACTGGCTAAACAGGCACACATGATTAAGAATTGGTTTAGTATGCCGGCACACTATGCCATGAGTCATATCCTGCAATGGCCCAACCATGATTATAGTACTCGCACATTCCGAGAACAAATTCTCAAACCTATCATCTATTCTGACTACGATTTTAATACCTTCCAAACTGCTAAGAGTACTACTGCTATTAATGCAGAGATGGATACATGGTTCTTTACAAATTTTAAAGATACTGATTTATATGCAACTTGGACAGCTGGCGTAGATTATTTAAAAACAAATCTTGACAGCAGATACTTTCAATACTATCGTAACTGTGTAAGTGATCTTAAACAATACCAAACTCCATTTTATTATATCGGAGATAGTACTATACCAGTTGCTAATAAACCGTTTTGTGTATCAAAGCAAGAAATACTCAATGATCAAACTACCTACGTACATTGTATACGTGGTAAACTGTCAATTTATTAGATTAATGTAGGGATTCCACCTACACCCACCTCGTTTTAAAGTCCGCGTGTCCAGGACTATTACATTGCAGGACCGTTACTGTTCCTGAATCCCACAGTACCGCCTTCTGCTTCAATCCTTTTTAATACATCTTCAAAAAGAATCGGTGCCCAGTCAGTTTGCTCTACGCATACTGCATGATAGCGTGGATCAATTACGCCATCTTTCATAACACGATTGGCGTGAGTATGTCCGTGTATGTTGCAACCAAAGCGACCAAGACTTTCTTCGTGAATAGGAATGTGACTAAGAATAAGTCCGTTCATAACATGGTAGGCACGAAGTTCTCTAAAGTATTGACGGTATTCGTCATCTCGAAAGATATCGTGGTTACCACGAATTAAAACTTTGTCGCCGTTAAGTCTGGATAAAACTTTTAACGCTTTCCGATTAATAACAACATCGCCTAAGTGATAGACTTTGTCGTTGGGTCTAACCCGGTCATTCCATGCTGTAATCATGGCCTCATCCATTTCCGCAGGATCATCCCACGGGCGAAGTTTTGTAATACCATCGTTGCGTGTGAAGCGACATACACCATGATGACCAAAGTGCGTATCGCTAACTAAAAATACTGCTGGCATATTATGCTCCTTTCTTTATATGCTTAATAAAAATGTATCAACTTGTAAAGAGTTGACCGATTCGAAGTATCCCGAACCCGGGTTATGTAGCGTAACTGTGTTACCTTCATCGTCTTTAACTGGGATTGAATACTGCTCGGTGTCTGCCTGGAAAGCCGCCAATGCTCGTTCGGCAACATCTGCGTTTTTAAATACCCACAAGATCTCGCCATATCCATCGCCGTGCCCAAAGCTATCCCCGGATCCGTAAGTCATCCAAAGGATATACAAAGGAGTACCTGCTTCTGCTTCAAACGAAACATTTATCTTTTCTTCGTCATACGCTAATCCTGACCAACGGCCACGACTTGATATACTGATACCTTTAACTTCGTAATCCCATGTTTCAGACCAATCACCGTACTCTTTGTCCTCACGATAAGAGTCGGTGCAGATTTCGTTGTATTGTACAAATAATTCCATTACCAACTCCTTTCGTTAAATTAGGTGCCAGTTGAGTGGTAGCAAGGCTACACTCTTCTCCTTGTGAAAGTTACTGGCAGAACTCACTCTTGTTTATTTTACTAGGTTAAGAACTTGACCGCCGATTGGCTCCTAGGGGTCTGTTGACGACTTACTCCTTAAATCACTTCCCATCACGTTGCACAAGGCTAGAAGGGCGAGTTAGTCAAATCCGTTATGGGCGAAACTGGTGTTTGTATTCAGTGCTTGAACCTGCGGTAGCCCAGACTCTTCATGGCACCTCTTGCGTCGACCGGCATCATAACAAGTTCAGTGTTGTTCCATTGTAGCCACTATACAAACGTAAAAGGTTTTTGGGAATATAGCAGTAATGCGCTGACGTCTGCTATATTTGTCTCGAGAAGGAGAGCTCATCTTTATTTCACGCTAAATTTGTTTCGTACTGCTTGCACGTTACTTAGGACTCATCCAACCGTCTATCCCAAAAATTTGGCACTCTGTAGCGGAATCGAACCGCTCTTGCCTGGATGAAAACCAGATGTCCTAACCGATAGACGAACAGAGCAAACTTGGCGCGACGTAGGGGACTTGAACCCCTGGCCTCCGACGTGACAGGCCGGCGCTCTAACCAACTGAGCTAACATCGCAAATTTGAAATAGCATGTAATGTTGAGTACCTTCCTGGCCCACGCTCAAGTTCTACCAGGAGCTTTAAGGTCATACGCAAAGGGTAATTAGTCCTTATTATATCATTACTTACTATATTGAAACACACTAATGTATCTTGTATACGGGCGCCCTAGGCATAACTATCTGCCCCCACTAATACGTTTCAATATAGTAACCCTTCCCAGGGTGCTAATATTCTACTCAAATTGTTAATGAACTTTAATTACTATACAAGTATTATAGCATTATGATCTTTATTGGACAACCATATTAAAACATACTTGGTAGGAATCGAACCTACATCACTGTCGCTTCGCTGTATCGCTGTCGCTTCGTTAGTGCCAACACGCTGGGCTTACTTGCCTCCCCCGACTACTTACGGTATGCTTTAATATAGTGCCAATAAATTGTTAATGAGCTTAATTACTTAATATACAACTATTATACAATAATGAGAATTAACCGTCAATTACTGTATGTTGTGAAAAAGCAACACTATGTGGAGCACAGGGTCAGATTTGAACTGACGGTTTTACGGGTTTGCAATCCGTTCCCTTGGGCCTCTCGGGCACCTGTGCATAACTGGAGGAGGGTGTGGGATTCGAACCCACGGAGCTTTTACACCCTTTAGTTTTCAAGACTAACGCAATCGGCCGGACTCTGCCAACCCTCCATATTTTTGGTAGTAGATCTAGGTTATGATCCTAGCCGTTTCAGCCCATCTGACCGATCTCCGGGAATTATAAGGCCCCGCCGCACACCAGTGCTATCTACCATTGGTGCCCAAGGTAGGACTCGAACCTACAACATTCTCCCTCTTAAGAAGACACGTCTACCAATTGCGTCACTTGGGTATTGGGGTAACATATGGGGAACGATCCCATACTACCGCTTTCACAGAGCGGGGTGCGAACCTCTACACTAATGTCACCATGGTTTGGTCTGCCCTGCAGGAATTGAACCCACATCAAAAGGGTAGAAGCCTTCTGTACTATCCATTGTACTAAGGGCAGGTATTTAAATTATTTGGGAGAGAGTGTCAATTGCTGTCTGCACATGATCAATACTAACATGTAACCTATGAGCGATTTCATAAGCATCTAAGTTTCTACCGAGCAGTTCTTTGACTTGTAGTAATAGTCTTGACATACATATATAACGCCTTAAATTACAATTAAGTTTACGCAATCGGATAAATTGGTAGAGGTACCAGGACTCGAACCTAGAATGACGCAGTCAAAGTGCGTAGTGTTACCATTACACTATACCTCAATAGAAACTATGGTGGTGCCTCGTGGGATTGAACCACGTTCAACAGCTCTTCAAACTGCCGCTATGACCACATCAGCTAAAGCACCATATTGAAACACACTAATCGCCCAAAACTCCCAAGTGGAGGGTGACCCTTTAGACTAATGTGTTTTAATATGGTGAGGGCACAGGGACTTGAACCCTGATTGAGAGATTAAAAGTCTCCTATTCTACCTTTGAATTATACCCCCTTTGTTTACCACTCTTGTCACTATCCATGATAGGATCTCCTTTCATTTTAAATTGGCGGGTCTTGCAGGAATCGAACCCACACTTTAACGTCCGTAGCGTTACGTAATTTCCATTTTACTAAAGACCCTTTGTTTGGCGGAAAGTATAGGATTCGAACCTATGCATCTCGTTAGAAATGACGGTTTAGCAAACCGTTGCCTTAACCACTCGGCCAACTTTCCTTTGTTTTGGTAGCCAGTACAAGAATTGAACTTGTAATAAACGCTTATCAAGCGTCCGTTATACCATTTAACTAACCGGCTATATATGGCTCCGTCTTGTGGAATCGAACCACACTCTATACTGATTAACAGTCAGTCGCGTACACCTTGCTCGCTCAGACGGAATTGTTATTGGTCTCAGTGGAGTGAATCGAACACTCGACGTCTTGGTCCCAAACCAAGCGACATACCACTTGCCTACACTGAGATTGTTATGGTGCCCTCTGTCTGATTCGAACAGACCACATCCTGATTACAAAACAGGTGCTCTACCTAATGAGCTAAGAGGGCATAAAAAACCCTCAAGCTGTTCAGTTAAGCAACAGAAGAGGGCCGTATTAAAATTGGTAGGACTTGCCAGGTTCGAACTGACGACATCCACGGTGTAAACGTGGCGCTCTACCAACTGAGCTAAAGTCCTATTATGGTTGCGGGTCCTGGAATCGCACCAGGGACTGGGGCTTATGAGACCCCTGAGATACTCCTTCTCCAACCCGCGATAGATTGGTAGATATGACTGGACTCGAACCAGTGATAGTCTCCGTATGAAGGAGGTGCATTAGCCACTATGCTACATATCTATAATTGGCTCCGAGCCCTGGAATCGAACCAGGCTTAACGGATTAACAGTCCGCCGCCTACACCGTGTTTGCTTGCTCGGAATTGATTGTTACTAAAATACTATTTGCAAGTCTCATATTAGCTGGGGTATCATTGAACCCTAATGCTTTTAATGCAGGCTTTGCAAATTTATGTTTCTTTAATTCTTCAGTTAGTAGTATAACATCTACTTTTTTATTTGTCTTTATATTTCTTGCCCTGAACGTAGGAGTCTGACTATGGCAGTTAGGACACAATAATCGTAAATTTTCTACTTTATTATTTTTATTATTACCATCAATATGATCTAATTCTACCATTAGATATTCGCCTTGCCAGTTTTCCCCGACTCCACATTTTTCACATCGGTGTCCACGTTCGTGTAGTAATCTTTTCTTTACAGATTCATTGCTCATTTCTTCGTATGGGCGACTCCACGATTGTTTACGTTTTGTTTCTGCAGCACGTTTTTGTTGATCATCGTAATCGTACTTGGAACGTTTATCAGCGGCAAGTGCTTTTTGTTCTTCTTCGGTTAAAGAATACCAGTACTTTGCATTCGATAATCGCTTCTTTTCTATTGCTTCAGGGCTAAATGTTCTACTGTTAGAACATTTTCTACTACAGTATGCACCATTCATATTATGGTCTGCATTACACTTAGGACATTGTTTCATATCGAACCTCCAATATTATTTATGATTTATGTCGCTGGTTCAAAATAAAATGTATGGAGCGGGATATCGGAATCGAACCGATGACCGAAGATTGGAAATCTGCTGTTTTGCCCCTAAACTAATCCCGCATAATACTCTGGCGAATCTCCAGGGAGTCGAACCCCGGCCTGAGGCTTTGGAGGCCGCTGTGCTACCGTAACACTTGAGACTCGTAAAACTTGGTGGAGACAGTCGGGATCGAACCGACCACCTACTGCTTGCAAAGCAGCCGCTCTCCCAAATGAGCTATGCCCCCATAAAACTTGGAGCGGAATAAGAGATTCGAACTCTCGACCTCGACGTTGGCAACGTTGTGCTCTACCAGCTGAGCTAATTCCGCATTGTATTACTTATACTTCTTTGATACTTGGTGGAGAATACTGGGATCGAACCAGTCGTGCCATAGGCGGCGGATTTACAGTCCACTGCATCACCATTGATGCTTCTTCTCCATTGTTTATAGTAAAATGCTCTGGTGCTGTTTCAGTTCTTATATAAGAGAACCTGCGTATGTATTGGCTTCTTCTCCTCCAAAGCACTTTACTATAACTAGATTTTTCACACCACACTAGGTGCTCCATCCTTAGTTCCGCCCATTTATGCTTTTTTATAGTGTAGCATAGGATCTCGTTCCCTGTCAACACTTAATTCTTATTATCTACGAGCTCGAGCTTTTTCAAGTAGTTGAGCTTGTTCCGCTAAACTCTTAATATATGCTTCTGCTCTGGCAATCTTTGCTTCCACCAATGCAACCTTCTGCTCCGATGTTAGCAAAAACTGACTATCTAAAATCTTACGTTTTTCTAACATTTCCTTATCCTTTAAAAACAAAAAACCCTGGGGTTTTAATCCAGGGTCCTTAAAGTTTGTATGATTATTTTGTTACTTAATCATCGTATCCTTCATGGACCCCAATTCTAATCTCTGTTCCGCGATCTAAATTACTAGGATTACTAAACATCGCCGGTGCACAATTTACTGACCAATAGGCTGACACGCCTGTTTGGACTGTATGTTGTATGGACTGTTTAGAGTTCTGTAATTTCATAATATATCTATTGTAGCTTATTGAGCTTTTACTGTCAACCACCTATTGGCCGATCAGTAATTTATTTATCCTTTTGTAAAAACTTTGTTACTTAATATAGTTCTATTGTATGTTATTTATCTTTTACTGTCAACCTGTTAGTAGCTCGGAGGTGCAAAAGTAAACTTACCATCTCTGGATAGACGTTCAACCAGTCCGCCCAAGAGTGTAATTGTAGCACTAACTATTAGACAAGTAAAGAATCCAACCAAACTTAAATTAACCATTTTGTTCAAACTGGCATAGCTGTATAATGGTACGCCCATGGCCAAGGCCAGCAAGATGCCTGTGACTAAACTGCGCGGTTGCAACCATGCAGGTCTAAACAATGCTACAATGCTGGGCACAATGAATGTCATGCAAATACTGCCAGTTACGAATCCAAAATACAAAATGTTTACACCCGGAATGTTTACCAACAACCAGCTTAGTCCAACTATGGCCACGGTTGCAATGCGGCTTGCATCAATTGACTGTTCTTCTGCGATTGTTCGAAATTGCGGAATGATGTCATTGCTGATCAATGTAGTTACACTGGTAATCTGACTATCAAGTATGCTGGTCAATGCTGTCAACAACATAAACACAACCAATCCCAGGGCCCACGGATCTAATAATTTTGCAATCACAGCAACATTGGTTAATTGTGCATTGGCAGGAGTTATACCCATACCAGCAGCAACAAATCCTAGTGTGCCAAATAATGCAGGAGCTATAAAGAATAGTCCAGCGGCCGCAAAATAAGTACGTTTAATTTTGGTTGGATTAATAACAAACGCACGTTGCCAAAAGCTATTGTCCGACCACGGTAAACTAAAATGTCTAAACAATAGATATACACCTGTTGTTAGAAATACTGTTAGTGCTTCAGGAGTGCCCCATAACGCACCGTACTGGCCTGTGGCTCCGTGCATACCTTGTACAATGGTAGCAAGGTCAGTCTTTGACCACACCAACGGAACAATTATCAATGCAGTTGCCAGTACAACTACCATCTTAAATATTTCTGTAACGTTGGTGCCTCTTAATCCTCGAAAAATAGAGAATACAATAGCACTAACTACCAAGAACCCTGCAGCAAGGTTCATGTTTAATCCTGTTAAGGTCTCGATTAGTTTACTACCGGCATAGATATTCATACTAAACGCTGTAATAGCAATTAAAATAAATGCAAGAAGATAGGTATTGTGCGCTACACGTCCATAATGATTTTTGATATGTTCTGCAAATGTAAATCCAGTAGGATACAATGTTCTAATCTTGTGTGCACCGAATCCAAACAGAGCAAGGGTGGCAGTATTCATCCCAAGTGCCCAGAAGAATCCTGTAAATCCAAACTGATAACTCAGTTGCGGAATTACAAATAGGGCTGTTGCCCAGGTCCATGCTGCTGTCAGACTAAACATGCCGCGAACTGTATCAAATTTTCTGCCGGCCAACAAAAAGTTTTCTTTTGTCTTGATAAGTTTTCCGCTAAATGCCCAGGTAAGTGTACCACATACAATAAAATACGTAGCCATTAACGCTAATACAGTTGTTAAGTCCAACATTAATTATCCTTGATTAATTTTATTACCAGTAACAACAAATATAAAATTTGTTTCGTATCCAAAGTTGCTTGTTCCGTGCGGCACGTTACGGAAGTTCCAGTTATATACATCTCCAGCTTTCCATTGCAGAAACTTGTTGCCCATTTGAATTGCTTGCCCGTGTGCCCAGTCCTGAAAAGGAATGATATAAATGCTGTGCTTATGAAAGTCCAGGTTCTTGTCGTAGACTGCTGTGGTAGTATCATCCACTTCCCATTCTTGATACTTGTGACGATCCAGGTGCATCATAAAATAATGCCCGGGTTCTTCAACTTGCACACGAATACGAGTCGATGCTGGATCTAATTCCAAGTTGGTGCTTATAATATCGTAGATAGCAGTATTGCTTTCGCCGAAACTACGAATATACTTGTGCCCGTGCCCCGACACCAAATCAAAGTACTCTGCTAACCAGGCTTTGAATTGATCTTCGCTTACTTCACCGTCGGTTGTAGCACTGGTACGCTTGATGTAATCTGGACGTATGAATACATTTTCAAAGAACGCAGGCAATGTTTCATCTTTAAAACTGTTAATAATATATTCACAATGCGGTGCTAACTTTTCACCAAGGTTGCATATAGGATGCTGGGCGTAATCCCACTCCCATTCAATGATTTGATTCTTATATTGGTATTCTACCCATTTTTTCATAATTGTTTAATTTCAGGAGTTATAAGGAAACTGCGTGTGTAGTGTATTTATATCATAAATATTGCTATAAAACGAAAATAGAGCTATGTTATACATACTAGAAAATATACATATCAACCCTGTAGAAAATCTATTCTATGGATCTGTGGAAAACAAATGGGAAGCAAAAGCATTTAAAGACCCAATTGAAAAACGTCATTTAGAAAAAGGTTCGTTTGCGTCTAACCAAACATCAGTTCTTAACGATCGTTCTATTAAAAAACTTGCTACCGGGGAATGGCAACTTACTAACATGTTTAAATTTTTTGTAAGTATTGCAGCTGCTTCAGAATACTTCGATGATTTAGTGAAGCCTGGATCCAACTACAGAGAACAACGTAAAGCATGGCACCAAGCACATGGCATTTTAAACGAAGCTAATGTACTCGACGAAGATGGTAATATTGTTGCTGTATTAAATTCTTGTCAAGCGCATAAGTGCATTCACTTTGGCACTTGCCCAACAGATGGGTTAGGGTGTTCTCTGGTACCTACAACAACATTACCGGGAATTTACCCCATTTATCATTTAACTACAATTTAAGGGTTTTGTACTTCTGTTGTACCCATAAAGGTCCATCCTGTATTAGGTGGAAAAACTACATCAGTTGTATTTACTGCCCATCCTTCAGTCGGATGTTTAATAGAAGAATAATACTGAACTGAATTTGATACAATTCTGCTGATAGATAAATTGCCAGATGCTTGATCCCAAGTATATGTTTCAGGAACTGTCATCACACCTTGTGAAAGAAGCTGAGTTTTTAGAGTGCTAATTCTAGCAACCGCGTCGGCTGAGTATGTTGAATTTTTATCTGCGTATGCTTCTTCGCCCGATGCAAATGTTGCATCTGGTTTATTGTATACTGCGGTTATGGTAGTTGTCATAGATTATCCTCTAATATTAATTTACCAAGGAATTGTCTGTCTTCCCGGCGTTTCAAAGTATATTTATTCCAATCTGTGTCTATTGCAAAAACTAATGACGAATTTGATAAATGTGAAATGCCAAACGACCCAGTTTCAGTTTTATACTCAAAATAATGATAATTGTTGTCAAAATCCAATATATACTTTTTAGCAAAATACTTTAAATCTACTGTGGTCATTTCTGCACGTAGATCCTTGCTCAACATGCTCCAGCATTGCAATTCTTTACTAGCAAACGGTCTTAATAAAACATCGTCCCATAGTGTTTTAGTATCTGTATTTGTTAAATTATACGAATAGCCGGGAATCTTCCTTAACAACACTTCATTAAATTTCATGTCAAAGTTTGCCCACCAAAACAAATCATATATGGTATTAATTTCCACAGGGCTGTAAGGAACAGTTTCAAGCAGGCGATTCACCCAATTACTTACCACTGTATCAATGTTGGGCCATCGCTGAGGACACTTTGAAATCCAACGGTTTTCTATTGCTAGTAATTGATTTAAATTTGGTACATTGCGCCATGGGGTTAATAATATGTCCGATTGATTTGCAAAGACTAGTTTAGCAATAATATTGTTTCCCATGCATTGATTGCCAGCTTCTCCATCAATTACTATAGAGGTATTTACTGTAGTGGCATCTAATAAAAACGTGTTAATTATTTGCTGTTTAAACTTATCTTTAAGAAATGTATGATAAAAATATGGATTTTCTTTAATAGAGTCGTCATTGCATAATATTATTATGCGTTCGAGTATTTCTTTGGGCGCATTTCGTAAAAAACCTGTCATTATTGTTGTGCTATCAATGCCCCCAGACCAAGATATATAAATTGTTTTATTATGCTGTGCAAACTCGTTGCAATACCGGACTATCAATTCATCAAATACATGTTCAAAAGAGTCTAGACTACCAAGATCACTGGCACCTGGCATCTTAGATATAGCTGGCGCTAAAAAATCAAAATTAGGTATTGCATCACAAGATCTTGAACGTGTAAATGCGCCAGCATAACTAATTGCCATATGCGGGGCTACCCAATTTCCCACCTTTGTATTGTGTATTATTTCAGGGTCGTGCTTATATAATTCATCCGCACGAAGATATATCAATTTAGTCATATTTCATGTGCGGGGGTAGAATTGCAAATAGGTGTCTTGCTTCGCCAGGAGATTGTTGGGCATATAGATAACTAGCTAAATCAAATAGATTATTGTGCATGTCGGTTATTGTTAACCCACGCGAAATATAATCATTTATGTCATCAAAAAAACATTGGTTGGACTCTGGATTTTCATAGCGCACTACAATATCACGGTATAAGAATAATTGTTTATATAGATCAAGGTCTAAGTCAGTGAAAGTCACATTGTCTATTACTGCCCATGCGTCGTCGTTGACAATATTAGGAAACCCATCTAGCGAATCTTTACCAAGAAAATAATCAACACCATATTGTTTTATAAATTTCCAATTTAGTATCACGCTATTATCAACTTTGTTATCTACACTTTTGTCATCGGATAATTCAACTACAACAAAATTACGTTTTGATACAAAAGCATCTTTAATTTTGATTAAGTTGTTGGGTATAGTATCTACCATCCATATCCGATAGGATAGCGCATCTACTAGCGCATACTCGGCTGGTAGTCCGTAGAAAAATCCCTGTATTGAAGTGATATCTGTTATCATTGAATTGTGTGGTGTGGTGTGGTGGGGATAGTCAGACTCGAACTGACACGTCTTGCGACGCTGGTACCTAAAACCAGTGCGGCTACCAATTACGCCATATCCCCGTGTTTCTATTTATCTTTGGTGGGCCTTGAAAGAATTGAACTTTCACTCCATCGATTATGAGTCGATTGCTTTACCATTAAGCTAAAGGCCCAACTAAGTAACAATTATATACTATTGATCGTTAAAGGTCAAGTACGGCGTTGACGTTCAGGACTGCCGGGTCTGCGTTCACGTACAGGTGGGGTAGCTTGTGTTACCGGCGGTGTACGCAAAGCAGGGATCATTTTCTTCAATTGAGCTTCGATGCTTTTGTTTTGCAGACCATTCATCTTACCTTGCATTACAATGTGAGTAATACCATCAATACCCGCTTGATCGACTGCAATACCATTCTTTCGTGCCCAGGCTGTAGCATAGTTTGTGAATAGTTGAGTGATAGCGGCCTGGTTCGGTCCACGTTTTCCAGCTACCTTTTGTGGTAGGTCTGGAATTACTACAGGTGGCTCTTTGAAAGGACGCAAAGTTACTTGGCTGATAATTTGGCGAGCCTGTGCAGCTTTATCTTTACTAATCAAGTAAACACCCGGATCGTAAATTTGTTGAATCATGTCGTCGGGATTTCGGTAGTACTGCAATTCGCCTAGTGCAAAGTTCATTAACATAACTCCAGTAAATCCTGAATCTTTTTGATACAAAGCATAGTTGGCTTTAATATACTCTTGTTTAAAAGTTTCTAGATCGCCAGATGCAAAGGCCGACACTAATTTATTAACTGAAATTTGATTTTTAAAGATGTACCCAAACAACTCTTTACCTAATTTAGATCTAGTTTCAGGTTTAGCATTAGAAGTTAATGTAATTAAACCTTTCAAACTTAAATTGCCATCGGGTATCGCACGAGACATATTGATGTTTAGATGCTTGGCAATAATACTTTCCACATTGTCTGAATGTAACAAACCAGGCGTTCCTAATCGGCCACCGCCACTTGATACTTCTTTACCAGCACTTGCTTTAACTTCAATAATATCGTCACCGATATTTAAATCGCCTTTACCGGTAATTCTAATATACGGACTCATAACAGCAAGACCAAATTCTCCTGGTCCTTTAGCAGTTCCAAAGGTTACTCTTTTTAATTTATCAAATACACGAGTTACAAAAGTACCGCCGGTTAATAAATCTGAATATTTAACACGTTCTCCAGATAACATTAATTTAACATCAACATATCCTGTTGGAAATCCGTTAATAAAATCATGCTTTTCTTGATATGTGCCCGGAGCATCGATAATGATCTGTGTTAAATCTGCCACATAACCTGCTGTATCAGTTTCCCGTTCTAGTGTTCCGCTAATACGGTCCGACAGCCCACTCTTATTGAGTACCGTAAAGATACGGTCCAACAATTCTTCATCGTCGGTTTTTTTAACTTGTTTAATGATGTCAGCCTTTAACTGGCTTACTGAATCTTCTAGTAGATTGATTAAATTACGCATAATGTATTTATTACCTTTGCTATAGTTTAAGTACAGCTAATTCTGTACCGTAATGTAATTATACTATAGTTTGTATTTTTGGGCTGATTAAATAAGCGTTTTAAATTAGTTTTGTTAACACTATTTACGCTCTATATCTTCTTCTACGCAACGTGCGCCATACTGTATTTCTACTAGTTTGCAGGGTACTGTAAAGGGGTTACTTAGCTGGTGCCAATTTCCGGTTGCTATTTGTACCGTTTGGTGCTTGCGTACGATTGTAGTATCAGTCCCGTTGGCTACCTGACATTCGCCTTCTGTTACAATCCAGTACTCGCTACGGTCTGCATGTCGTTGCATACTAAGCGTTTGCCCTGGTTCAACTGTAAGCTCTTTAACTTTGGTGCCTTCAACTTCATGCAATACACGGTAATATCCCCATGAGCGTACAGTCTTGGGTGCTTTCCACTCCTCAAGGATCCAACTACTACTGTTGGCCTTATCTTCACCACCTACTGCAAATGCAAAGGTAATACCATCTACTCGCATTTCGGGAATATTCTCTTGAGTACGATCACCGCCATTAGCAAATATGATTTCTGCGTAGGGAAAGTTTTTCTTTGTCCACTCAAGTAGGTCACACGCCGAGCCATCTGCATCATCAAACCCACGGACAGCATCCACCGACTTTATGTTATACAGTATTGCTTCACGTTCATCAAAAGGCATAAATGCACGACCCTTTTTACGCTCTAGCCATGCATCAGAGTTGATGCCAACTAGTAACCAATCACCTAGTTCTCGTGCAGCATTAAGATATCGAATATGCCCTGAATGTATAGGATCAAATCCACCAGTTACAATTACAATTTTCATATTAGTTTGTGATTAAATAGTTGTCTTTGTCTAACCAATGTACTATAGTATCTTCTAAACGGGCATAACCATATTTGTTTACGCTGTTGATGATGCTGTCGTTAATTAAATTACGCTCGGCTAGATCGTGCCACGACGCATTAGCAGATAATGGTCCATGCTCGCTGGCATATACTGCGGCATATAGCCACGGTGTATTAGGTTTACGATAAAAATATGCATCTCTACAATCAAACCCTGAAATTGCCAACATGTACATCAAGTTTAATATGTTGTAACTGTAATACTGATGACTATGGTTACTTACGATTAGTCTACTGTATGAATGATCCCAGTAGGTAGTTTGAGGAACACTCAACACTAGCATACCATTTACCGTCATAGTTGACTTCCATGTAGCTAAAGTTTTAAATGGATCCCTGGACTCATGAAAGCAATCATGTGCCCACATTAGGTCAACTTGTCTAGGAATAATTCTTTCTGAAAAGTCGCCTTCGATTATAGTAATGTTTGGAATCCCACGAACTTCGGGCTCAATTTGATTTGTATTTTGATCAACTGCATACACAAGATAATTGTGCGGTTCTGGCGGATCATCTCTTGTGGTTAACTCTGCCCACCATTTTGCATCTAGCCCGCCGCCACACCCTAGGTCAGCTACTACAGATAAGTTATCTAAAAAACTATCATATTCGCATAGTAAATTTAAAATGCCTAAGCTATGGGCATGACTATCATATGAGTTTTTAAACAGGGCCATTGGTTAATATTTCCATTACTAGTTTTTCTTTTAATTTATTGAGTCTAGGTTCAAGTTGATGGCATGATTCAGCAATTTCTGTATCTGTTCCCCAGCTACGTTGAGTAGCCAAGTGATATGCAAATTTAGAGCAAGAATCTTTATCCAATTGAATATTTACTGCATCATGTTTAGGTTTAGCTCGGCAACAAAGATCAAATTCTGCTAATAGTTGATCTGCATATTCTTTCCAATCTATCATGATATAGTAATATCCTCCATTCCTGCTGTACGCAAACGGACTACGTGTCCCAGCATAAAGTTCTTTGACTCAATGCCTTTCATAACACCTAGCCACTTGTTACGCAATAGTGCTACTTCATTGATGATTGTTTCCATATCAATAACTTCATCTTCAGCTTCTGCGTACTTTTCTGCATCTCTGCTAGTTAATGCTCTGGCGTATGCTTCTAGGTACTTCTTATAATGCTTTTGTCTAATCTTGCGTAACTGTATATTAAGATGTTCTAAGACTGCTTCAATCTCTTGTAGTTGATTAAAGCGATGTTCAGTCTCGCCCGGCAGATTGCTTAATTCTTTTTCAACTTTGCCGTTGATCTTGATATGCGATTTGGCGGCAATTAGTTCATGATCATAGTAATCAATAAAATCCGGAATTGCACCTAGGCTTGCTACGACTTTATTATACCACATTTATAGTTCCAGCCAATTTAAAAATGATTGTGGGAATATACCCATTGAAATATCTGCACGACGGGCAACAAACTCCTTAAGGAATGTGCTAATAGCTATACGCTCTTGCTCTGTTGGATCTGTTGCCATTGACTTCAAAATTGGATCCTTGATATGTGCAGGTAATGTTTCAATATCTTTTTGTATACTTTGTTTACTTATTGAATCTAGTACATACGGCGCCATCATCTCAGGCTGGTATGCGTAAGTTACTATTATACGCTCTTTGTTAAAATAGTCAAAGAACTGACGAAATCCAAACAGCGTTAAATTTGTTAATGTGCAATGGAATCTAAAATTGATCTTTTGCTCTTTTAACAGGTCTATTTTCTTTTTGAAATCTTCCCAACCACTACCGTAACGATTAAACTCTAAAAATTCACCGATTGATTCAGCACTAACTATTATTAACAAATTATTAAGCTGTTTAAGATTTTCTACAATCTTGGTAAATCTTTTATAATCGACCCCTAATCCTGTGTATATTTCTATAACCGAAGAACCAGGCAATGGTAAGTTTGTTAATATTTCCACTAAACTATTGTCAAGTAATGGCTCGCCGCCAGTTACAGTCAATGTCTTTAGTGTAGGCGAAGCTAATTGTATTTCATTTAATAGTGTTTGGTACTGTTTAGTATTCTTTAATTCACGTTGACTAATTTTTAGCAATGCACGGTCTTTGATGTTAGCACTATAGCGTAAATCGTTTAACGGATAATCACCATTACTTATTATGTCGCGGCGCCATGCACTACTAAACTCTTTGCAACAATACGAACAAGTTAAATTGCAATCTCCGCCAATTGTTAAATCAATGATCTCTGGGGTTGTTTGAATTGTTGTATGTGTTTGTTCTGTGCCGTCTTGATAGAGTCTTGGGCTAACAGCGCCACGATCTTCTGCAGACCAACAGTTTTGCTCGCAACTATCATTACGTTCGTTGCGTAACATCATTCCACGTTCTAATACATTAATATCGTTGTTAAATAATTCGCCAGGATTTTTGTTTAACCATACAAAGTCCACGTCATGCGGAGTTGCCGCATGACATGTATATGTTGTTTTTGATTCAAGATCTATTTTTAAATACTTGAACTTCATCGAACAATAATAACTACGGTCGGTCATTACCAGTCTTCGCCGTCGTCCTCATTAAGATCGTCGTCTGTCGAGTATTCTTTAAGTGCCTTTTTGGTAGTACCATCAGTGCCACCAAAGTTAGCCAACTCCTCATCACTGAGCATGTCAACCATAACACTCATTAGGTTATCAACAGCCTCTTGTCGATCTTTTGCAGGAATATACTGTTTTAAAATAGTATACGCTTCGATTAATACCTCTACGTCCATGCTCATTCTGCTGTTTCCTCTGCTGTAATTTCGCCAGTTTCTTCGTTAACTACTTCTACTACCGGAATAACTTTCTGGTGTGGGTTAGCTGTATAGTCAGCCATTACTTTATCAAGACAGTTGTCATCGTTGCGTTCCCATGCTTTGCGGAACTTCTTAATAACTGTGCCATCTGACAATGTATATACCGAGCTATTGCCTTCTTTCTTTAGCAATTCCTTGCCTTCAAACATGTCAAACAGGCCTGAGTAAGGATTCATTCCAGTTTCGTAAGGAATCTTAACTTGTACCGATTCAAACGGTTTGGCGTAGCGTGTTTTCATAATCTTACAAGCGGCGCGGATGCCATTTACTTCTGACACCTTGTTACCATCTTCGTCTTCTTTTAACTTGAGCTTACGCATAGCCACAACGATAGAACTAGCATAGATAAAACCCTGGCCGCCGCTGATCTTGTCATCAGGATCAAACATATCCTGACTTGCGTAGGTATGTGCTGTACAAACTAGACCTAAGTTTAAATTACCAAACATGTTTACACAGTTGCGAACTAACGATGCAAGTGCCTTAGGTTTACGACCCATGTCACCTTTCATATCGCCTGCTTCAAATTGATTAACGTCTGTAGGTGTAAGTAACATGCCTAAAGAATCAACTACAAATAATACTTTAGGACGTTGATCTTCTGGCATTGCTTTGTATTCTTTAACAAACTCGCTAACCATCTTAGCCACGTCATCGATCATGGCCATGTTAAGTTTAAGTAACTTATCTTCGCTGGTGTCAACATTAAGTGCATGTAACCACTTTTCGTCAAGTGCGTTTTCTGAGTCGATCAAGATAACATAGATGCCATCCTTTTGTGCATTGGCTACCAAGTTACCCGAACAGATAAATGATTTACCTGCGCCAGATTCCCCGGCAAATACAGTGACCTTGCCTAAGGGAACACCCTTGTTAAAGTCACCGGAAATAAGATAGTTTAATGCGAAATTGTTTGTTGAGATCCAATCACTTGGATCATTAAAGCCAACGCTAATACCGTCAATGCTTTTTGTAATGCTTTTGCGAAACTTTGATACGTCGAATGGTTTAGTTGCCATAATGGAAATCCTTTAAATTGAAAAAGGGTAGAGATCTTATTGACCCCTACCCACAAGAGCTTATTGCGTTTTTTGACGATTACGGATTTGTGCTAAAATATCTTCTGCTTTAACACTAGCAGCAGGTTTAGCCGCTTCTACTGGAGCAGTAGGAGCTGGTACTTCATCTTCTTCATCACCAACAAACGGACTAGCTGTTACAGGAGCAGGTGCACTTGCTGGTGTAGCTGACGCATCTGCAGATTCTGCTTTAGGAGCCGCATTAGGTGTTTCTAAACCATACGGCTTGTAGTAAGCACCCCATTTGTCACCATCATATGGCTGGCCATCAACTGATGCTTCAAACATTTCCTTAATTACTTTAAGGTCTGCTTCAGTTGGTTGTTTTGGCAAGAAGTCTGACAAGTTAAACAAACCATGCTCATCAATTGCCGCTTGTTCCTCTGCTGTTAATGCAGATTCCTTGCGAGCCCACTTACTTGTTGAGTAGTCTGCATAGCCACCTTTACTTGTTTTGATGATTTGGAAATCCAAACCACGTTGCAAGTCTGTTGGCAATTCTTCCATTTCTGGATCCATTAGAGCCGCTTTAATGATATTAAAGATTTGTGGACTAATAGTAAAGCGACGGATTGGGTTTGCTGGAGTCTTGTCGTCTGACAATGCGTTTTCACGTACAAAGCCGTTGAATACATAACTCTTCTTCTTCCAATACTTACGACCCATTTCCTCTAGGGAAGGATCTTTAAACCAAGGACGAACCTCAGCAAGAATTGGACATGCTGCGCCGTACATTTCCATGCATGGAACTTGAATTACAACAGGCTTACTATCTGCTTGACCTTTAATGCCAGCAAATGGTAAACGAATCATTGCACGTTCTGCCCAAAAGAAACTATTTTTTGTATTACCGTCTGGTAGGAAGCGAACGCGAGCCGTTGAGCCCTCTGCGATGTTCCAATGTGGATAGATAGCGTTGTCGCCACCTGATTGTTTGTTACCGCCTCTGTTACCTTCTGTTGCTTGTAACTTTGCGCGAATTTCTGCTAATGTTGCCATGATAATTTTCCTTTAAAAGATGGTCTTAAGTACTACATGCCTAGATATTTACTAGCACCCTGCTAGTATATAACAATGTTATTTATGAAGTCAAACGTATTTTTAAATTATTTTACCAAACCGGCTAAACTTCTAATAAAGTTTAACGGATCTGAATTTTCGTAAGTTATGTTTGAATTGTTTTGAGTAGCGGTCGGTGGTGCACCGTACTCATCGCCAACTGCTGCTTGCGGGCTAACCGGTTGTGCAAAATTAGTTTGAGCATCTCTGCCGTTATTATCACCAATTTGGATTTGCCCTAATAATTCTGGCATATTTTGGCTTAACCAAGTTTTGATTGCAACTGTAGCATCTGCGTCGGGACCTTGATCCTGAGCCATTCTTTCGATTGTGTCATTTAGGCCATCGTCGCCAATAATTGGTTCAATCTTAGACTTAGCATCAATTCCATCAATGCCGCACATGACAGGCGACTTTAGTAACTCTTGCAATGCTGTAACTTTATCGCTGTTGTCGGGACGTGCCCATGTAGATTCAGTAACGCCATCTGCCCATTCTTCTAATTCTGCACCTGCATCGCTGACAGATTCTTTTTGCTTTTTATGAGCACGATACACATATGGTAATGCATCAGTAAAGCGATCATCGTACACTTTTTTAACAAATCGTTCACGTAGTGCGTCTACATCAACATCATCTGCAATAGCATTTTCTGGAGTGTATGTTTCAAAGTATTCACGGTAGCCACGTGCGCCGCGCATTTGACGCAGTTTTCTTTTCAATGAATCATAATGAGCTACTGCACTATGCGTCATTTCTGCTGTTTCTGCATCTTCAAATTGACGAGTTTTTGTACTACGAACAAAGTGTTGCATAGCAGACATTTCGTTTACAATATCTAAAATATGGGTAGCACACTCATCAAACATGTTTCCGCCGTGTGCAACGTTTTGAGCTAGTGCTCTAGCTGCGTGTAAATTTTTAGTAGGACATAACAAACGTTCGCCATTTGATTTTTCAATAAAGATTTCTCTAATTTTTCGTGATCGGTCGCCGTGCTTTTCATCACTTACTAGGCCATCGTGTTTGATCAACAAACGACATTCGCCCATATCAGCATAACTGTTACGACTAGTGCCGTATAGTTTGCTTTCAGTAACTTGAACATCGTCTGCTGTGGCTACGTCATCTACTCGAGCTTGTTGTTTAACGTCTTGTAGGTTTAAATTGGATTTGTTGATATCACGTGTATCAAATGTTAATAGATTGCGTTTGGCAAATTGTCTTAGGTTGCGTAAAAATAGGTACCAATCTTGGCGTTGTTCGCGGTCCATCTCTCCGGAGATGTTTTGTCCAAAATATACTTTTAAACTTGTTTCGTCAATTAGACTGATTGTTACTTTTCCAACCTCTGCACCGTCTTTATCGGTGTAAGTAAAGTTAAAAAAGCGAGCCTTAGATGGGTCTGTTTCAGCCTTGGCTTTTTCATCGCCCAGAGTTACGTTAGCAAAACGTGAGCGTATTTTATCAAATAGTGCAGTAGAGATGGATTCAATTTCTTTAGACATAATACTATTTATTCTCGTACGTGCCAAACGTTGTATAGCTTGTAACTCGAAACGTATCTGCTGGCACTTTGTTTAACATTCCGTGCCAGTTTAAGGGTTGGCTTCCGTCTTCGTTCAACATGTTTAACATCAAATAGCCAGTATTTGGTACAAATTCAAGTTGAGTAATAGGATCATTAGCGTTCTTAGATTTATAAAATTGTGTTGCATACTGTTTACCGGGCGCTACCCAAAATATCTGCATTGTTGCAGGTAAATGCCCGTCGGTATGTAAATTGACATCAAAACCGGGTTCGTCATACCACCATACAGTACTTGAATAACGATTATTGAATGTTACATTGCACACCGATTCTATTGCTTCAAGATTCTGCCATATATATTCTGCTACTTGTTGTAATACAGGCTGTTGGTCAGAATGAATTTGTCGTCTACTCCATGCTTCTTGTAGGTAGCCGCGATTCCAGGGCATAGTTGGCCAGTCGATACTTAATACCTCTTTGGCCAGATCCTCAGGAAATGCATCGGTAATTTGAAATAGTCTATTGGAAAGATCGATTGGAGTTATATTCATATTAGAACATTATAAAAGGCATGGGCTCAATAAATTCATTTGCATCTTTAATTTCTGCGTCAAGGTCGGAATCAAATTCCTGCAACAATACCATCATACGTATTGCCAATAGTGCGCTCATAACCAAGTCATCGTGCTCGCCAATTTTTGCTGCAAAACTTGTTCCTGATGCTACAAAGTTTTTTAATTCACTAATTAATGCTTTACTAGCAACATGCAATCGTTTGGTTTCAACCAAGCTCTTAAATTTACTACAAGCACTTAGTTTACTCTTATTAGTAGTTGTAAATCCTTTGCGATATCTATGACCGGCAGCGCCGCGCTTAGGTTCACTTAGGAATACTCCTGCTATGTTCTCTTCACCAATTTCGGCAATTACAACCAATGCGGCTTCGCCTAAGGTATTGTTCTCGATTGAGTAATATACATTTGTGCTTCCGGCTGTGTCTGCCAAGTAGGTACAAATTTCTTGTAGTATGCGGCACTGACGTTGCACCGGAGTCTTGTTATCACACCACTCAGCTACTTGTTTAAGTCCAGGTAGTTCAAATACTTGTATAGCAGCAGGATCGCTACCTGTACCTAAACTAGGATCTAATGCTACTACATAAGTCTTGTCACGTTCCGGACGTTTGTACCAACGTACTTGTCCTTGTTTTTCTATAGGCTCTAGTCCTGCCATCTCAACTAATAGTAGTGGATTAATCAGAGTTTCATCAAAGATAATAAATTCGCATTCCATCTCACGGCGGAATCGTTCTTCGCCTAATTGTGATAACATCTGGTCAGCCCATTTCTGATCTCGATCCGGATGTTCCTGCCACTGACTACGAAATGCTTTAAATCCGTTGACACCAAGATCTGTTTTGTTACCCTGAGCATCAAAACATTTATTGGCCTGGCGCCAAATTTGTGCAAACTGATCTTCGTCTGAGTTTGGTGTTGATGTAATAATACACTTACCACCAGTTGCTAATGTAGGAGTAATAGCAGTCCAGAATTCACTTGCAATAGTTGGGCGAACGAACGCAAACTCGTCACAGTATAATAGTGATATACTCATACCACGACCTGTGTTTTCTGTTGTTGTTTGACTTACAATACGTGAACCGTTTTCAAAGTCCAAGCTACCTTTGTTGTAACTTGTTACCCCTGCACGGATAAAGTCCGGGCAGTTCTCGTATGCGTATCTGACACGTTGCATGATCTCCTGTGCGCCCAGGTACTTGTGTGCCGCTACTAGAATTGTTGAATCTGGAACAAACATAGCGTACCATAACAAGTAGCCCGCGGCGGTAGTTGATTTGCCGGTTTGGCGTGGCATCAAACTTATGCTATAACGATTATGATGGTAAGCATCGATCAGGCGTTCTTGGTATTCAAACGGATGGTATTGTATAGCACCTTTAGTTGGGTGCTGAATAAAGAAATAGTTATCCATGAAGTATTGCGGGCCCGTGGCAGGATCAGCACAGCGAGCCAACTCCTGTATCTGATGCTCAGTATAGGACATCTTCTTATACGGAGTTTTGATAATTGCGGTTTCTAAGTCTTTACTCATTATGATCTTTATGTTATACTTGTGTAATATCACAATGTATAAGTATATTTAACATCAATTTACAAATGGTTTATCGAAATGTCGGACACTTTATTACTCAATTCAAACTACGAGCCAATTAGCGTATTACCGCTAAGTGTTATTGGCTGGCAACACGCTATCAAGCTAATGTATCTGGGACGGGTTCATGTTATTGAAACATACCCCGATTGGATCATTCATAGCGAACGATTAGCAATAAATGTCCCGAGTGTATGCGTAACCAAAGACTACTTCCACTATAAGAAACACGTTAAGTTTAGTCGTTATAACCTGTATATGCGTGACCTGTTTAAGTGTCAGTACTGTGATGATGTATTTGATTACGACGAATTAACTATTGACCACGTAGTTCCACGTATGCTTGGTGGTAAGACCAATTGGGAAAACTGTACAACTAGTTGTAAAAGTTGTAATAGTGCCAAGGGTCATAAGACCAACATTCGCCCCAGAGTTATGCCGTATAAGCCAGACTATTACAGTCTAGTAAATCAGTGGAAAAAAACGGACTTTAGTGTAAAACAAAGTTCTTGGAATCAGTACTTGGGATTAGATAAGAGAGTTGCTTAGGTACCGGGGTCTTGTTTAGGCAAGGCTTCGGGATGACGTTTAAAGTATTCTTGAATTTTACTTTCAATACTGCCATTTAAGTATGGCTTGGTAAAGTTAATTATGAACCACAAGTCCGATCCAGGTGTAGCATGATACTTGTGTATTAGTGCATTGCGATCTTCTGCAGTTTTACTAATGTTACTACCAACCGGGCTTATGATGCCATCTTCGGCTGCCATTGGTGTTGTTGGGACACCGCCTACACTAGCTTCTGAAACTAACCCAGCTAACTTTTTAATTTGATATAAATCTTGTGCATCCATAACAGCATCGGCATCACCAGTTTCGCCTTGGAGTACAAAGTTTTCGCTGGTGATTCGATATTGTTTCATTAATTAACTTTTTTAATACTTTCGTATTCTGCAGATAATCTAGCTTCTAGTGTTGTTGCTTTACTAGTTGCTGGTCTAGCTAATGCGTTGTCGCCGTTCTTGAATGTAGGACGATCGGGGTGCATGGCTTTTTCACCATTGTCTGCCTCGCCTGGGTTCATAGTACTAGCCTTCATTGAAAGATATTTTTCTTTTGGGCTATTAGCATGTTCTTCTGGCTCTGCATCAACAGTTACATCAGCTTCTTGCACTTCAATTTCTCTACCGCCAAGTTCAAAATGATCTTTATGCTGTGCTTTAGCTTGAGCTAACTTACCGCTGAAAGCATTGCCTTCATTTGGCTCTTCATCTAATGTACTTGTATCTGTATAGCCTTTGCCGCCTAATTCAAAGTTACCGCCTTTTGGTGTAGATTTTAATTTACCAGTAAACGCATTACCTTCGTCGGCAACTTTTAAGCCAGCTAGTTTAGCTAACTCGTTTAATTCGCCTTCTAACGGATCTGTCTCTTCTTCATAGTAGTCACGGCCTTTGCCTTTTAGTAAATCGGCTTTGCCTGGAATTTGTGAAGCTGGTAAACTTGATCCCACTGGATGCGGATTAACAGGTGCTGGCTGTTGTGCAGCAGCTTCCATAGCAGCTTCATCGGCCATTTGCTTTTTACTGTGTGAGTGAATAGATAAGAAATCTTTTAACTTGTCACTGCAATGTCCAGTTGATTTATAATGATTAATGTCTTGTTGTAGTTCGGACATTAGTTCGTCCATACTATGCCCTGTTTCTTCTTCCATCTTGCGGAAGTTCATTTCTATTAAGAAACGACTTTCCATGCGAGCCATACTTTCATCCATGCTATGTACTGTTCCTTTTTTACCTTTAGGAGTAATACCTGTTACACGACCAAATGGGTCAGCTAAAGTACTTGCACCCGGTGCCGTAACCTTAGAAGGACGACCGCGGCCTTTTTTAGGTGCATTGGGATCAACACGTGGATTAACTGTACTTGCTTTGCGTGGACGGCCTTTGCCACCTACAGCTTTAGGACCAGTACGGTCATCATCTTTTTCTAAATCGTCTGATGGATATCCAGGATAGTCAGTTTTAGTATGACGAGTAACACCCTTCATTGGTTGTGTTACTTCGCCTTCTTGAAACGCTTCTTGCGGATCTTCCTGCATACCCTTCATGTGCTCTTGACCAGGGGTCTTGGCCCAACGAGCTAACTTGCGCTTGATTTGTTCATCGGACATGCCGTGACTACGACAGATCTGAATAAATGCTTCTTTGGACTTGGCATCATGGCGTTTGCTTTGTTCTGGACTTAGAGCTTCTTCCATACTGCATTCTGTACAAGCTTCGCGACTTTCTTCTTTCTTGCCGTGCTTCTTGTTGTAGATTGACCATGCTGTTGCAAAAGCCTTGGCAGGTTCGCCAGGATATTCTTTCTTCAACTTCATTACCATGTCTTCCATGCCTGGAGGAGCTGTTTCAACAACGCCACCTTGGGCGCCCATGCCACCATCAAATGTTTCTTCCAACTTACCTTGCTTGGCTAATTTAGCACGAACTGCGCCAGCAACACGCTTGCCAGCTTCAGCTGAACCATAGTGTTCACCGGCAGACTTTGCAATCTTAGCAAATGTCTTACCCGGCTTGCCTTCGTCTTTACCTTCGGCAAATTGACGAGCTAGTTTGGCTTCTGTTGCACTAACGCCTTCAGTAATGGAACCCTGAGCTTCAACGCTTTCACGTATCTCTTTAATAAGAGATTGATGCTTCTCTTCTGGGGTTGGCTTTAATGCATCTAGTTTTCCTAAGATGCTATAGATATTGTCGTGTGGATGATTCTTGCTCATTGTATTAACCTTTTGTTGGATCTGGGATTTTGTTTTGCTTGCTACCTACTGGGTCAACATTGCCTTGCGGAATATCGTTAGTAGTTTTACCTGCTTCTTTACTGTCTTGAGCAAAATCAAATTTACGTGATTCTAATTCTTTTAATAAACTGCCGATGCGTACTTGGCCTGCTAGTGATTGTGCATCTGGTGCATCTTTTAAGTCTGGTTCGTCTAACAATGCACCTGTGTGATCTTTACCAAGAGCTTCTGCTTCATCTGTAAATTCAGCTTCGTTTAAATTACGTACTACAATCCAATCAGGATTGATTTGGGCACGTTCTTTGATGGTTTGGCGAATTTGTACAGTATTGCATGGGTATGCAACCTTGACATCAAATGTCCAGCACTCACAAGGACCCCATTGTGGGAACTCACGGTGCTCTTGGATTGGCATACTCTTAACAGCACTAATACTTTCTAACTGCCAAGTGTTTAATGCGTTCTTAATTTGTTCCATTACATCCTTTGGATTAATGGTAGCCATTTTGATACGAAATTCGTACGGCTTGTTCATCTCGTAAATGTAACTTTGAAAAGGTTTCATTTCATATTCCTATTATTGTATATTTATACAGATTGGGCTATTTGTCTTGCTTGCCCAAAATTTGTTTTATTAGCTCGTTGCGGTCAAATACTACACCTTTTCCGTCAATTGGCTCATCTTCGCCAGTGGCGTCTTTTTTATTGTCTTTTTGTATTTGGTAATCTAGTTTAGCTTTGGCTAGTTGTAACTGTACCATTTTTAGCTTTTTGTCTAATTTGGCAGTTTTAGCTGTAATGGCATGACCTAGCATTACACTTGCTGTCTGTAGTATAACACCACTGAATCGTGGCTCTACATTCATACCTAAATCTATTAGATCTTCGGCTTTATCTTGTGCCAATTTTGCTAGTTCGTCTAGTTCTTTATCGCCAGTATCTAAATCATGTACTGTTGGGAGTGCAGCATCAATACGATCTATTGCAGTATCAACATCTGTTATAAGCAGACGATTTTCAGCAATATGCTGTTCGGCTTCTGCTGGGGTCGCGTCATCAGACGGCAAGTTAAATAACTCTTCTAATTTTTTTGTCATACAACTATTTATTTGCCGCGACCTTGAGCGAAAATCATATCTTCGGTTACTACTCTAAAAGTTAAGCCATTGGCTTTGCACCATTGTCTAGCAGCTTCCCATTTTGCCATGTTTAGAATGGCACTGGCTTGATCTCGAACATTTTTTGCACCTTCTAAAGTAGTTTCTTTTTTAGGTTTAATTTCAACTATTTCAGCATGTTGGGCGCCACCAGCGTCCTGATATGTAATTAAAAAATCTGGTACGTAGATGGTATTCTTACCTGTTAATGGATTACGATAATTGATGCGAACTGCTTCACTGGCCCATTGTAGTATGCTAGGATTGTTGTCGCAAAATTGCATGAATACAAATTCCCAGCTTGAACGATATGTTGGAGTTTTGTTTCCAACATACTTGGCAGGATTTTGTAATTGAAATTTACCTTGTGCGTATTTTGCCATTATGGTAGTATAGTTCTAGTGATCATCGGACTAGTTGTTGGTTTTGTTTTAATACCGATTGTACTAGTAGCAACTCTATTGAAGTTTAAAAACGCTGCCAAATAATTGTTTAGTTGGCCTGGAGTTAATTTTTGGAATTCTGATAATACTGTTAATGGGTCAAGATTTTGTGCCTGTGCTGTATAAACTACGGTAGCAGCAAGAGCTTGGCCAGACGCGGCATTACCAGTATATTGTTCAAAATATGCAATAATAGCATCATTGGCATTTGCGCTGATTGCAAAAGTACCTTGGAAGAAATTGTTAAAGTATTGATTAACATTATTCTGACTACCAGATAAGTCTGGTGCCTGTATGTTGGTTGCTGTTGAAATTTGTTGTGCCATTATTAACCTCCACCGTTGGCCCAACCGGCCAAGTTGGATGCATCAACTGACCCATCGGGATTAAATGTTGCTTGAGTAGCTGTTAACGAATTAATTTCGTCTGACACAGAATTATATGCGTCGCCGATTGCAGTTGACAACGATTTAACACCAGATGCAATCCCCGATTCTAACCCAGATGCGGCTGTTGCTAATCCGCCTGTAATTCCTGCGGCAGCAACTGCACCACCTCCTGCAGATAATCCGTTTATAGATTGTGTTACTGCGTTCATTACACCAGTTTTTGCCATATTCTCTACTGTGGCAAGAGCAGCCTTGGGATTTTGTATTGCGGCTGTTGCCATACTTAACAAGCCTTGCGCTGAACCCAGCTGTCCTGCTGCAAGGGTGCCCGCGCCAAGACCGCCAAGTAAACTGCCAAGTGCAGGTAAAGCAAATCCGCCTGCGTTGGTTAATGCTGTTGCGGCCGACCCAAGTAATCCTGCTGCTACTGTAGCAAAACTAGTAGAAGCATTTAATGCTCCGGTGTTGGGGTAAGCAACAACTGATCCACCCGACGTTGTTAAATTATAATCAGCCAAGTCGGTCACAGTCTGCGGTGCGGCTGTATATCCACCACGTCCGTCGGACACAATATCAACGCCTGCTGCAGGAGCAATTGGACTTGGTGTATTGTCGTAATGCAAATCAATGAAGCCGCCTGCGGTATTTGTAGTTGTGTATCCTGTTTGATATTTGACAGTTTCGTACGAAATACTCATCTGGTGATTCATAAACTCCTGCGACCCGTTGTCGTGATCACCGTGTTTAAAACTAGTAATAATAGGATTAATTAATTCGTACTCGCTAAAATTCTTTTGGTATAAACTATAAATTCTTATAGCATTAATATATTGATACTGTTGATAAGCATTTTGTGAATTGTAACTAGCAACCGGACGAGGTGTATAACCCCATTCAAAGCTAGGACGCTCTTGATACTTGCTAATTATTCCGTAGGTGGCATCTGCATAATCACTATCACGATAAAAGAAGCTATAGTAATCATACCAAAAGCTTCTTACGTTGTCTGCTTGGTCATCATGGAATGTAATGTTGACAGGATCGTAGTTAATTTTGTTTTGTACAATGTTCTTACGATTGTAAGCATTATGTATTTTTGTATCAATTGTAAATTTTGGTAAGCTAACACTTTTAACAATCATACCTAGCTCTTGAGCAGTAAGATTGCTTACGTTACTGATCTGCGGATTAAAGTCAAATTCCACATAGAATAGATAACCCATCTTAGGACTAAGTCTATAATTTCCATCAACAAAGATTCTACTTGCGTGTTGGTAATTACGAACATTGACTATGCCAGTTGAACCATCATCTAATGTTGTTGTTGTCTTAGATGGTTGTAGATACTTGTTAATCGAAGTAGCCGGTCCGTTAAGAGAGTTTGGGTTTGCAGGTGTTGCCATATATAATATTTATCCAATAAAAAACCCGGAGGATTAAGTCCGGGTTTTTAGTGAGTTAAATTAAATTAACCAGTGATTGTTGAGCCAGTTGTTTGTGAAGTAACTGTAGTTCCAACGCCGCCGCCAATAGTCTGGATAGCATTGTCAAATCTAATAGTTAATGCAATTTGAACTGCGTCA